TGTAGAGCTGTTGGGCTGGCGCCAATCCAAGGCATACGGAGCACAAAGTGGGTCTGGATTGCAGTGCCCATTTCATGCATGTAGTTGTGAACACGGAACTGAAGAGGAACCATTGATTCCAAGGTATAGAACACACCGCCGGTTGCGGAGAGCAGGTTCACACCACCGAGGAACTGGAAGACGTTGCGAACTGCGTAGCCGATCGGGCGAGCAACACTGTTCGGGATCACGTTGCAAGCCTGACCAAATGTCACGTCGCCAGCAGCGACGGTGATCACATTGCCGTCTGGGAAGACGATAATGTCGCCGGCAACAGCATCAGAAGGAGCAGCGATAACTTCGTATTCACCAGCAGCTGCCACTGGATTACCAGTTGCAACGTTGCGTGCGAAACCGACGTCATTCTGGCCGTACTGAACTGCGCAGTAGCAACCAGTATAGTTGCGGATGACTGCAGAACCGAAGTTTGCACCAGCAGCCGAAGATACGCCGCCAGCAAATGTCAGAGTCCAGGTTGTGGAGCCGTTGTAAGCTGCGCTGAGCAGCTGATAAGCGCCATTGAGCCCTGTAGCTGTTGTCACACCAGAGATCGTAATCGTATCACCAGCGCTGAACGACAGGTTCGATGCTGTAGCAGCAGTAGTCGTATTTGGCGACACGTTACCGCTAGGTGTGAACTCAGATACTAGCAAGGTCAGCGTGCTAACACCACTAGCAAGAACGTTGGCGGTAGTAGTGGTCGGGCCCTTGGAAGTCAGAATCTGCGAAGAGTTCTGAGTACCGGAGAGCAAGCCGGCCGGAACCAGGGCGCCAGACTTGTCGAGACCGACGAGTTGGTGCGAGCTGATCACAACCTGCGCGCCTACTGGATGCCCTTCATCCAAACGGCGGCCAGGCAGCCAGGGGGCTGGATACGGGACCGGAAGGAACGGACGGAGAGGCTCAGATGCATCGGCATCAGGAGTTGTGTAGCCCAAACGATCGCGACCGTAGAGCGTACCACGATAGTTGTTATTGATATCGAAAGACATTTAGATTACTCCTTTGGGGCTGGCTTAATGTCCTTGGTCTTCGCTTCGAAGAACAAGATGGCTGAAGCAGCCTTTGGATCCTTTGGAAGTTTACGTGCGGCAGGAGTTGGTTTCTCCTTGCTATCTTGCACGGTTGTAGAACCATCTGGGTTAAGTTTCGCCTTGTCGGCTACTTCTTTCGTACCCGCCTCTTGGGGCGTCGGTGCTGATGTTCCACCCTGGAATGTGAAGCCAGACAGCTTACCCAGCTCGTCATCCAGTGCATCTCTCAAGCTTGCCAGGGAACGCTGTTCTCTTTCCGCTACCTTAGATGTGATCTGGGCATCGGTAAGACCTTGGAAGCCTGCTTCTCCGGTGAGCACCTTGATTGCTACTAATGTGGTGGCGCGGTCCTTCTTGAGACTCTTCACCAGTACGGTATTCTGTTGCTGCAGAGCATCGACTTCAGCTCTTACTGCTGCCAGCTGACCTTCGAGCTTTTCCTGACCGACGATCAGAGTATCATGCTCTTCCTTCGTCAGGAGGATTTCGCTATCCTTTCCACCCTGAGCCATCCCAGGAGCCAACAGCTTGCGATGATACTCAAGCAGGGATCCGGAATGCCAGTGTTCGAGGAGGGCGCCAGCCGCACCAACGATGTGGGACTTGCCCTCAGCGTCAGCAGCTGCATGTGCCTTGTGGAGTGCTTCGTAGGAACTCGAGCAACCCGTCGGCACAAAACCCTTGCCCATCTCACTCTTGAGACCGGCGCCCACTGTCATCAGAGGAGCCTTCTTCTCGGCATCCGTCAGGATCACGTCAGGGATAGAGTCTTTGTTCTCATTACCCTTTTCGATCTCCGTCAGACGCTGGTGAGCATATTCACGATCCGACTGGGCTTGCCAGTTGCCCATATGGGCATATAGATCGTAGCGCATTGCACCCTTGCCTTGGTCATCAGCCTTCTGGTAGTGACCGTGGAGCGAGTCCAGGCAAGTCAGTGTATCTGCAGGAACCTTTGCATCATCGAAAGAGAAGAGCTCGACCTTGTGAAGCTCGGCGAGTAGATTCTTTACCGAGTCGGTCAGTACTGGAATAGGATCTGCATCCTTCTTCTTGCTCTTACTTTCGCAGCCCATTGCCTTAGCCTTGCGGGATACGCAGCCAAGGATCTTGGACTTAGTTGCATCACTTACCTTCGCGCGGCCGATTAGACGGCGTGCAGCGGTAACGTGTGCACAGTCAGGAACAGGGAAGCTACGGCCCGGGCCACAGAAAGCGGAACCCTTAAGGCTCTTACGCTTTTCAGTGGATAGCTTAGCATCGGTTAGTATTTCACCGTACTCAGCATCCTCAGCCTTGATAGCATCTTCGCTATCCGCCTTCGTGAACATTTGTTCATACAGGGCGTCTGGGTCCGCGAAGAAGCTGCGCTCATCCTCAGGCAGCTCTTCGATCTTCCAATCCTGATAAGGTGTGAGGCTTTCGACATCGATAGCTGGAACTTCCAGTTCAAACTGCTTAGCCTCTTCGGTGATGCGAGCTATATAGTGAGTTCTCGCTTCAACCGACATATCCTGAAGGGTCGGGATCAAAGCCTCTATTTTGGCTTCTACCTGTTCCTTCGTAATCTTTTTGTCAGCCACGGTCTCTAGACCGTGCTTCTGGATGTGCGACTTCAGAGTTGTTGAAACCCTGCGCACCATCTCCTTCTCGGCATCTTCCTTTGGGTCCAATGCCTTGATCTTGTCGGAGATCTCTGTTGCGCGCTCCTTTGAAAGAGGCGCCTTATTCATTTCGTCTAGATAGCTCTGCAGTTCAACAAGCATCTCACTGTCCTTGATGTCGGGGTCCGCAACCTGAATATCTGATTCGAACATCTTTCCCAAGTCAATGCTATCTGCCATTGCGAACGAGGCCATGAGTTTAGTCTGGCGCTCGGGACGCATACCCATGAAGAACATCTTGTTGTTCAGGCTGTCCTGGAGGATTTCCTTCGAGATAACCTGAGCAAATGGGTCGGCTGGGAAGTTGACGAAGCTCATTTCCTTGTAGAAGAAGTTGCCAGCGATAAGAAACATCTTCTTGCCGTCAACCAGTTCCCCAAGCTTGTGTTCGCAGCGGTCGTCAGTAGCCCAATCGGTATGGCACGCGGAGCAAATGGCCTGGTCAGTTTGAAAACCAACCGAGACTGTAAGGTACTCACCTGTGAGCACCTTTCGGATACCATCAGGGTTGGTGATTTTCATCCCCAGCTCGATGAATCCTAGACCTCTATAGTCCTCACGGGGCTGGAGCTTGTCCAGAACCACATTGATTGACCGATACAGGTCAAGACGCTTTGTTGTAGCGTCCGCGAAAAACAACATGTTGCCGATCTCGGGTACCTCGATACGGTACTTATGCGAGAGGTCAACATAGCGAGCCTGGTGGATACGACCTATTGCGGTCTGTTCCTTGTCATGCTCTACCAGAACTGGCTTTAGGGGCTTATCTGGTTCCGTCCAACGGTAGACCGAGTCTTGCATACGGTCCGGACGGTAGAAACGCTGGTTGCCGTTTACGATGCCAGAGTGGGTTGCCTCGACTTTAACAAGCAAGGACTTACCCGTTGGCTCTGAATCATCTCGGCATTCAGCCAAGTTCTTTTTGCTGCGGTCAACCTCTTTAACCCTCAGGTTAACGAAGTCTCGCATGTACAGGAGACCCATGGGGAGCCTCCTTATCTGCGTCCGCGGAAGGGCGTTGCCTTAGAAATATCTCCGATCTGGGTAGTTAGAAACTTCTCAAATACCTGACCAGGCTTTACCTTACCCGCTTGTTGCAGGTTATTCATCACCTTGTCCAGAGGACCGTTCATCATGCTCTGCTTCTGGTCCCGGGTCGGGGCTACTTTCGGTTGATTCTTCGGCATGTATTTCCTCGAAGTAGGTTGAAACAAGATCGGTGAGTAGGACCGACATAATGTCGGGGTCCGTAGTCTGAGCGACTCGGTCTTTCGCCAACTGGCGGAAGGTATCTAGCGTCATTCGATCCTGATTAGTATAGTAAATCCCAGCCTCGTCACGTAGGCAAGTCTCGACGTACTTATCGATTACGGCAGCTGAAGCCTTTCCCCAGGTAGCAGCCGCGAAAGTACCCTCTGCCTTCAGACGGTCCATTTCAGCGAGTAGCTTGTCATATAGGAGGTTTGGATCCATGGATGAGCGAGCGGAATGTGGATCCAAGTTGCGTCCATATTGATTTGCTGGGCGATTCTTGTTAGCAACGGACTTAGCACTCTTGCTGGCCTTGCTAGGTCCTTTCTTACCACCAGCCGTTTCCGCGGCAGCTACTTCACCGCGGACAGCCATGGCTTCAATCATGCCCTTATTCTTCAACTCGATACCAGAGTTCTGCAAATCCTTGACATGCAACTCATAGTGGGTGAGCTTAGCATCCTTCTTAGTATAAGGTATACGCTGCAGTTCACGACGGGCTTCGTCTTCATTGAGTAAGTGGTTGTTGAACATTTCAATAACGTGATTCTGCCACTTGATGTGACCATCAACGTCGACGTCTGGGAAGACAAGGTCCACATCAGCAAGAGCATTCTGAACGGAGAGCTTAGTTGGATTCTCCTCGAACAGCTCCTTGAATATGAACATCTTGAACTGACCGCAGAACCAGTTGAGGTCGGACTTAACCGAATCCTTCAAGTTCTGAGAGACGTTCTCAGCTGTAGCTCGGTTGCCTGTATCGGTCTCACCCATATCAATAGGTGACACACCCAGGCCAGTAAAGATACGAGCCTTGTAGTGCTTCATGATCTCGGAAGGATCTGGAGCTTCTCCCTTGATACCAACGACGTCTACGGAGACACGTTCGTCAGTGATGAATACGCCTTCTTTAGGCATATTCTCAAGCTCTGCCTTGATAAGGTCGACTTCTGTGATCCCGTCAACCAACATGGTAGCGGGTGCATCCTCTGAACCGACCTTAACATGAAACAGTGGGAAAAGGTGGTTAATGAGGAGCATTTCCACATTTTCTTCAAGACGGCGGAGAGCAAAAATATCGTCTCGCACGGATACGGTACGCGGGGTTCCATAAACATGTCCTGGCTTGACGTCCCATCTGAAATGGACAACGTCTTCCAACTTGTAATCCTTGTACTTGCGCGCGCTGCCGTAGTAACGGCGCCACTTGATAATCTCACCTTTCTGATTGACGAACGGGAAGATAGAGTGTGGAGGCAGAATCATATAAGCAGCTACAGGAGTTCTATCATCATTCTTCTCATTAGCCTCGCCACCTGAAGCTTCCTCATCGCGTATCTTCAGCAAGAAGCAGTTCGAGATAATAAGCAGGTTGTAGAGAATATCCTTGATAAAGTTCTCAGGAGTCATTCCCATCATGTAGCCAATCTGATTGATGCGGCTATTAACGTACTTGGTGAAGCGCGAACTCATACCTTCAATCTTGAAGCCCTGGCGGAACATCAGAGAGTGCTTGCGCTTTGTGGCCTGCATGAGGTATGCTTCGGTATCGATCATTGTGAATGGTTCATATTGATCGTACTCGGGCAGAATCGTACCATAATGGCCGTAATAGCTGTTGAGGTAGTCCTTCTCTTGCTCGATCTTTTTGCGGATCTTCTTCTCGAGCTGTGGCAGGTCTTCAGAACTCGGTGCGGCGTCAAGGAGTCTTAGCACGCGATCGAATGAAGCTTTCTCTTCATCTCTATCCTTCCATGTGAAAGGATCCTTCGTGCGGGATTCCATAGGGGAGCAACTCTTGAAGAGTTCATATGCGCCACGGATTCGTTCGGGCACAGTAAGCTGATGGATGCTGTGTTGACTACGATCACCTAGACCAAGCACGATCGGATCAAGATTCTTCTTGCTCTTCTTCATATCTACAACAGCGAAAGACTTGCCGTAGAGCTGTCCTCTCTTCTTACGCTCGAGATTATCGATACGCAGTTGCAGATTGAGAGCCTTCTGCTCTTGTAGAGTGATGAGAGGCTCTTCAACAGGTTTGGTTATCTTCTTAGCCTTAGGCATATCGCACCTTATACAGACAGATTAATCGGAACACGTAGTTGCTGGGTAGTTATTTGCTTAACACCACCCGATTGAAGTACTGCTTGAACATTCGTCGGAGCTGTAGGTATAGCAGGGGGTGTAACAACAAGGGTGTTCCCGTCCACAGCATACGACGACCCGCTTTGCGATGATAAGCTGCTAACAAGCGTTCCGAATGATTGGAGTCCGACATTAGGAGTCACCGCATTTGTATTCAGGCTGGTAGTGTTACCTACAGCTGTTGGATTATTGGCGCCCGACTTCACGATCGACTGAATGATACCCAGCGAAGAACTCAATGATTTCAGGCTGGTCAAGAACTCGGTTGTATTACCCTGATTCGTCAGCTTGCGCAAGCTCAAGCGCTGAATGGAAGCTGAGATGGTTGCCGACTGTCTAGTTGATGCTGTTTGCGACCAGGACAGATTGGCGCTCAGTATCTGCAGACCTTCTGGTATCCCATCTAATGTTTGTTGCTGTGCCGCGGTGATTGGAGGAGGACTATATCCGCCAGCTGCCACGGACACCGAACCAGTTATACCTACATTCAGTATACTACCAATATTGAACGAAGCCATAGCAGATTGCAACGTTCCTATAGAACCACCAAAGCTGGCTGCTGGCCCTACGGCCACCTGATTTAGATAATCAAGGTCACCAGCAGTAGACCCCACATCACTGAGCAGTCTCGGAAGAAGCTGATTGTCAACGCTATCGTGGGCACTCTTTATTGCAGGCTGGTGCTGGAAAGCAACCAGGTTCTGCAACATTGCGATCATCCTATTAAGGTCCGAGGTTGGCTGAGTAGATAACGCAGCCACGACAGACGGTAACGACGTTTCAGTTGGATCGGGGGAAGCCACCACCTGGTAGATCCCCGCATAACTTTGTTGCCACTGATCCAGTACTCCATTTAGTTGCTCCGACAAACTATTACTGACATCAACCGAAGCACCATTCAGATCACGATCGGAAGAACCTGATGGATTCTGAGTGGTAGCTAACTGTGCCGGCGTCAACTGCGGCACCGACAGAATAGGATAGTTCGTCAGGGTGTTCATCAAAGAATCGAAGACTACCTGATCACCCTGCAATGAACGAAGCAGTATAGGGAGAGTTTGGTTATACTGCCCAGTACTGATTAGGGCACTCTCAAAAGCCTTACTAGCCAGACTCACATCCGCGCGCTGCAACGGCTGAATCTGCACAGCAGAATCTGGTGAGTTCAGCAGATCGAATCTCAGGAAGTTGATATCGGTCTGCAACAGCTCGGTATACATCGTCATATCCATTGCTGTTGGAGCATCCGTCACATTGTATATACGGGATAGCGCTCGAGCCAGATCTGGATTCGATGCTAGATCAAACGTAACTCCCAGGCCCTGAACTAATGACAGGATCGCTTGTTGTAGGTACACCGCTGTATCATTCAGATCCGACAGTCGAGTCACTAATGCGGCCGCATTGCTGTTGGCAGCAGCGCTACTTCCAAAAGCACTGGAAGTAGTTACCGAAGTCCCTACTGGGTTCGTGCTCGGCGAGAGCACACTCATTGGAGGGATTGTCGGAGGCGGAGTGTAACTAAACTTGATCGGCTTGAAGGACACGTTAGGTTACCGACTTGATCGTACTATTGAAAGATGCCTGGCTAGTAAGTATGTTCTGTGGTGCAACCAGGACATTCTGAATACCTACCAAGGATAATACCTGGCTCCCAAGTGGCACGTTGCCGAATGCAGGGAGATGAATCAATGAAGCTAACATCTTCGCATTGTTCAAAACTAAGTTCTTGATTAAGCTCCAGGCGATACGCAATGTATGGCTTGAGGATGAATACAGATTCATCTGGAACTTGAAGTCTGATAGACTGTGCCAGTCTTGATTCATCAAGCCCTTCATGGATCCGTATTGCAGGCTCTGGCGCCCAGGCCAATCCTGCAGCTTGGTCTGTAGATTCAGACCTAGAGAGACATGGAACTGGTCCAGTATACCACTGGCAAGATTACTCTGAACCTGGTCCGACATTTGGCTTACCACCTCGGCGAGGAGCTATAAAAGGATTATCGAAAGGATTACCCTGAGGTCTTTGATACTGACCTTGTAAAGTATTCGGCTGCGATCGCGATGGCACTCTGCTATTCTGCCCGGGTGGACGAAAGGCAGAAGTTCTACTTGGAACTCGTTGGCTAGCAGCTTTAGCCTTACCTGGTATTACGATATGACTAAACTGCCCAGGAAGAACGACCTTGGGTTCTGTACCAGTTTCCTTATCTGGCATCTGACGCGAAGGTACTTTAGAGGACTCTTCAGCACGTTGACGAGCCTCAGCTGCTTTCTGAGCGTCTCTAACCGGATCACTTGGTCCTCCACCTAATGTGCCATGAGCAATATGTGCGATACGCTGTTGGGCTGGTATGGCTGTAATACCGTACTTTAGTTCGACGCCGAGCAGCGCCAGCATTGTAGCATCAAGATCATGGTCTCCTTCTTTGCCGCACTCATAGGTATTGGCAAAGCCATGCTGAGACCAAGTCTTTACTCTGTACGCGCGCAGCTGGGCATCCAGAATGTTATCCGCATCAGAATACTGAAAGAGCCCGCCTTCCAAACACATAACCGCGCCTTCAACCATGAAAGGCTTGGTACGTCTCTTCTCTTCTTCCTTATCAATATACTTAGAGTTCCCGCGGTTGGGAACAAGCTTGTTAGTCACCATCTCGGCGCCGAAGTCAATGACCTTGACTTCCATCAAGCGCTTGGTGTCAGGATCAGTTGCATTCTTGCCCATAAGGCGAAGCATCTCATCCTGGACATTACCGAACCCACGGTCAATATAAACACCTTCACAGTGCCAATACTTATTCATGTCCTTGATCTTATCAAGGCTATCTTGCGTAGTGGTCTGCGGTCCATCCACAACAGCAGATTCTACCATCTTGCGAATCTTGGATACAGGATCATACTCGACTATACGAATGCGAGTACCTGTTCCCTGACCATTCCAATCCACGCCCATGTAATAAGACTTACCACCCAGTTGACGGCACTGCTTGTAGTTGTAGTTCGTGCGGGCGCGATCTACGTAGAAGGACTTGAAGACACCTTGCTTCAGGTCTCCGAACTCAGCCATGAACTCATGACGGAACACATCATCAGTTCTTGCCTCACGTCTGCACGCGTCTTCATAATCCTGATCGAAGTCAGGATGCATCGTGATCGGAGCATAGAACTCACGATACGTCGGATCCTGGACGCACATCTGCCAGTATGTAGAACGCATTCCTGTCGGCGTTGAAGCGCCGTGGAACTCGGTGTTACGATAACGGCGTAAGAGAGGGGTTACAGCTCCATAGTCTGCTTCCGTCAGCAGGTCTT